TTATGGATGGTCATGTTGATAGAGATAAAAGCCATTGCCTAGATGCTAATTACTTTAAAGGTGGTAACCCTAAATCTTACTTTGGAAAGAGTCGCAGACAGTTGGTCTTTGATAGACCTTGTGAGCTTAAAGACTTTGATCCTAAAGCTGAATGTCATCATGTTGCAACCGCAACCGATATTAACGGACATGATTCAATTAAGCGTGTTTATGCTGATTCTGGTAAGAGTCCAACTATTAATACTATGGGTGGTGGAAACAGGGAGCCAAAAGTATTGGTATCTGATCTAATACCTACCTATAGAAAGTTACGACCTTGCGAGTGTGAGGCTTTACAAACATTTCCAATAGGATATACAGAGGGTATATCAAATAGTCAAAGGTACAAGTGTTTAGGCAATTCGTTTACTGTAAGCGTTGTCAGTCATATACTTAATTATGCTTTTAGTTCGTAAGCTTGATACCAAAAGCGTATAATATTAACTAACCAAAAGGAAAAATTATGTCATATAATCAATCTTTACTAAATGCTCGTTACGATCAAGATGATAAAAATGAGCAAGTCTATTCGATCTTTGAGCATGATGTTGCTTGTGATCTTTACATGTATAAACCACACCAGAGGCAAAATATTAACGCCCTCGAAGATTTTATTCAAGAAGCAAAACAATCCTATCAAGAATTTGAAATGTCTGGCGATGTCTGGGATTTATCTGACGATGTCATCGAGGCAACTGAGAGTGCAATTGTTACTTGTAATAATTGGGATCAACTTAATAATAATAAGGGAGAAAAGTAATGGGAAGAATGAGTGATTTACATATACAGATGGTGGAAGATGGTTTTTATGATGAACAAAACGATCCTACTCCAGAAGAGATGCAACCAACAGGTCTAATTGACGATTGTAAGACAATTATTGATTTAGGCGAACAAGTTGACAACAATAAAATTAACTACTCTTTTAGGAGTATTTTTGGAGGCACACCATAATGTATAACGAACTTGAATTAATAGATCTAGAGTCTTTGACTTTCTATTTTTCATTGGGTGAATACCCAGATTTAGATACTGCTACTCTTCGTAGTGGTAAGTACCACGATGGAACTATAATGACCAAAGAAGATAAGATTAGATTTAAGGATGACTACCCCGAATCCTTTTATTCTAATCTTTGGAAATTTATTGGTCAATTTGGTAAATAGGGGATAACTAAAAAGGAATAATTATGGCTACAAATCGAGAGAGGTTGAACACACTCTATAAAAAGTTCGGATTAGAAAAAGAAGATACTTTTAAACACGCTCACTACACGATACTTACTAGAAGTGGTATCGAGAAAGTCCAGAGAGGTGCTAATATTAGTATTGGATATAAAGTAATAGAATGTCAGCCAGAGTTTGCTTGTGTTAAAGCATATGGAACTATGGGTGATGTAGATATTGAAACTTTCGGATCTTGCAAACGAGGTAAGGGCGGTGAGGGTAATAGTATCTCTTGGTATGTTATGGAAATAGCAGAGAAGAGAGCTATGAGTCGTTGTGTACTCAAACTGGCAGGTTTATACGAACTTGGACATATGGGTGAGGATGAATCAGAATCGTTTAAAGCACCTACTCTAACTCAAATACGAAACACAGAGGTCAATAGGCTAATAGAGGAACTAAAGAGTCCTAACTGTGGCCTGGCAAGGGCTGAAGAAATTATGACAGATATGCAAGAGCGTGAGCATGAGAATCCTAACTCACCTTGGGTGGCAGTTTTGGATGTCGGGATGCATGAGTTTGGTGATAGGTTCTTAACTAGAGGAGATGAGCATGAGCAATAGCAAAATAAAATATCTTAAAGATGATAAAGTTAAATTAACAATGGATTTAAGTGATTATAAGATTCTTTTAAAGGGTAGTAATGATTTAAGAAATGCAGTCAGTATGATGCACGAATGTCATACAATCTACTTAGAAGATCTTGGGAAGTTAGAGGTATTAACTTACAGGATGCAAGAATCTATGGGTTTTGTATCGGGAAAACATCCGTGGAGTGATTGTACAATACCGACAAAAAATTAGCAGGGTTTGACTTTCCAATGCTATTCGGCCATGATTTCCTTGGTCGTTAGGTTTAAGAATAAGTCTGGAGTACGGGGATGCCATAAGTTCCCCACTTATAATAAAAGGAAACAAAATGGCAGATCAATATGATAATACAAATAGCGGTGCTTTATGGAAAAGTAAGTTTACTGACAATCCAAGAGCACCTCAATACACAGGTACTTTAGATGTTGAAGGAGTAGAATATAAAATATCGGCTTGGAAGTCAACGGGTGAAAATCCAAGAGCCCCTGTTTTAAATTTCAAAATCCAAAAGGATTCTGACATGCCTAATATACCTAAACCTAATAACGATAGACCATTGGGTGATGTAGGTGGTGATGGTGAAGATGATGACGTGCCTTTCTAATGAAGACTATTAGTCAAAATACCCCCATCAAGATTATTGATGGGGTTGAATATACTAACAATGGTCTAGTGGGTTGGAAGGAAAAACTTGCTCGTGTATGGACACTTGACGATGGAACTAAGACTACCTCTAAAATGGTTGCAGATACGGTTGGTTGTACAGGTACTTGTGCTAGAGCAAGATTAAAAGTACATACTGATCCTAAAAAGATTTACAAGCCAGTTAGACCTCAGACTCGCTCAAAAAATGAGCCGAGGACTAGTTTAGGTGAAGATCTGATTGACCCAAAAGGTTGGTATAAAGACCCAATGATTAAACTTGTTTTAAAAAATATATAGGAGAATACTATGCTAGTAATATGCCCACATTGTGCAAAACCACATGAAGTCGAGGCTAAGAAAGTGGTTGTTCGACCAACTGACGATGAGTTGATTGAGTTCGACATATTCAGAGATAACTACAAAGGTAAGAAGCGAGGCTTACTTACCGAGATGGATAACTTTATCCGACACAAAGATTGGAGAGATGTGCTGCCAACACTTAATAGATTACATTTAGATTTTGGTAGTGAGAAGAAATACATCCCACATTTTCAGACCTTTATTAATCAAAGGCAATGGGAAATGTTTGACATTAAAGCTAAGAACTTACACAAGCCGTATGGCGAAGAATTTAATTGGAGGAAATCATGAGAAGATTAACGGATAAAGATAAATATCTTGATAAAGAAAAGACAAAAATTAATACTGCTTTACTGGATGTTGATGATGTACATATTAACTTTAATGATTATCCAGATTTTTGTGATAGCTTTATAATCTCTGCTATATGGCATGATGGAACAGAATTAGTTGATGAAGAGATGGAACATCTAAATGATGACTCTCAATTTGTTTATGAAATAATAGAATCAAGGGCGTACTAATATGAAAACTTTAGCATACTTAATAATGTTATTGGTGCTTATAATAAACGCTTGTGCCAGTATCTCAATTTACTTTTGGCTTGATGCCTTTCAACCTTTGGAGTGGTGGGTATGAAATATAATTCAATAGATTCAGAGAGGGCGGTTGTTGGAGGTTTGTTGTTGGAGCCATCCGTTGATAAGATCTTACTAACAAGATTAACCCCAGAAGATTTTAGTGATGACAAGCTAAGTTATATTTTTACTTCAATCTTAGAGATGGTAAAAAAGAAAATCTCTGTTGATGCAGTAACTGTTAGAGATTATATTGATCTGGAAAGACAACCTAATGATAGGCCCTGGGCAGTTAATTTTGAAGATTTGGCTTTGCTACTAGAGAACTCAATAGGCTCTACAAACATTCAATCTTATGCGAGGCATATTAGAGAGTGTCGAATTAAGAACGCAGTAGAAGATCTAAAAAAAGATATTGATTATGAGAACTACCAAGAAACAGTTTCTCAAATTCAGAATCTGGAGCTTGAGTTGGAAGATAAAGACGAGAGTTCTATAAAGGCTATTGTGGGTAAGACTGTTGATTACCTAGAGAACTTAACTCATGGTAGTGTTGGCCTGTCTAGTGGATTCAAATCCTTGGATGCCTTAATAACAGGATTCAGACCAGAAACATTAACAGTCCTTGCAGGTAGACCTAGTATGGGTAAATCTACTCTGGCTTTAAACATTGCAGACGAGGTGTCCAAGACAAAGAATGTATTATTCTACTCACTTGAAATGGGTCAAGTCCAGTTGATGCTTAAACTAGCGTCCTCTCAATCATCAATCAATCTAACTAAAATAGATAATAGTAATATGTCCAATACTGAAGAGGAACTCTTTTATAAGACATTGTCCTCAATAGGAAATCAGAACCTAACTATTATTGATAAAGGTGGTATGTCAATACATGACATAACATCAAAGTCAAGACAACTTAATACTGAAAAGAAGATTGACATGATTGTAATCGATTACTTGCAGATAATGAAATACGATAAGGGTCGAGAGATTTCTGAACTGGGAAACATTACTAGAGAGTTAAAGTATTTGTCTAAGGAACTAGGAATACCTGTAATACTGTTATCGCAGCTAAGTAGGGGAGTTGAGCAGAGAGAGAACAAAAGACCTTTTATGAGTGATCTTCGTTCCTCTGGTGAGATTGAGCAAGATGCCGACTGTATTATTATGGTCTACAGGGATGAATATTATGACCCAGATTCTGAAGACAAGGGATTAGCAGAATTCATAGTATGTAAAAATAGGATGGGCCAGATAGGTTTTGTCAAGTGTGAATTTCATGGGCAATACTCTAAATTTCAAGATATGGAGGTAAATATTTATGACAGGTAAATTTAATACATGGTATAATTTTTTGATGAATAAAACACTAATAATCTTTATGTTAATACCACTAGCCGTTGTTGTGATGATGCTTAGTGGTTGCAGCCAATTGGAAGATATGCAAAGAGAACAACAGCA